CAAACATGCTGAATAGTCAGACAATAAGCCAGTATATGACATAAGTTGTTCTTATTGTGTCTGAGATTGACAAAAAAATGTCAGTGGTCCTTGAGGTACACGTACAATTCTATACAATTCAACGTACAATTTAAGTATAATATTACATGAAAAGACAAAGTTATCAGACAATATCTATAATTGGTGCAAATAAAAATGTAACGTACACAATATATTATTATAGCTACGAATAATCAGACATTAATAAATCAGACAATTTCACAAAACAGGCAATACTTTAGCAGACTAAAGTGTTATTGCGTCTATTGCACATACACTTAATACATGTATTGTTAAAATATAAACAAAAATGCGATTACATAAAAAAGTTGTGATACCTACAATATATTCATTGTAGCAATGTGCACAATTTAAGGCAGAAAAAGTTCATAATTTGGAATGCTGTTTGTGTATTTTTTAAAAATTGTATACGATATACAATTTAAAACTTGCTTTACTTAGTTAAAGTAAGTTGTCAGATAAATAGTCATAATAGTTAAAGAAGTTTTACATTTCGTATCTTTACAAATAGCTTGCACTATGGTAATATATAGATAACAAAGAAAGACAAACAAGACAGGAGGTAATCAATATGACAAGAAGCGATGGTTGTAAGATTGTACTAAATAAGATAATGCAGTTAACAAGAGAAATTAGAACTATGAACATGAGAGAAATGTTCATAGATAGATATGACTGGTACATCTTAGGAATGACAACGTCATTAATGTTAACAGGTACAATAACTATACATGAATATAATTTACTTAATAAATACAAGGATAAAGTATTCAAAAGATTAGCGGAATGTTATAACTTGAAATAGCTTGACTGGTGTTCCGTGGGTTCGATTCCCATGGCAAGCACTCCCAACAAGGGAATGAACAATGACAAGTAAATAAGGAGGAAAGAATATGAAAATCAAACGGATGGTTCAATGGAGCAATGAGATGTTTAGACTCAGCAACGAGAAAGGGTGTGAGCCTAGCTACAGATGTATCACATTAAGTGACGCATATCGAAGACCTAGTATCTATAAACAGCAACTTTACGAGTATTGGTTGCATTGGTTCAAATCAATGGATGAGGGAAACGGGTGGTTTGGCATTTACTCATACAATTCCAACTTCGTTCAGTTCTGTGGCAAGGTAACAATCGGCGGTACTGAATACGGTTTCATCATTTATCCGACACGCAATGTAGCGTGGGAAATTGGAAAGTAGGCGAGTGTACATGAAATCTAAAGTAGTAGCAAAAGCACTGTTGAAATGTAAAACACTACCAGAAATGATTGCATGTCAGAGTACATTGATTACAATGTACTCTAGCAATCAGTTAACGGAAGAAGAGTTTACAACTTATTACAAGCTGTTTTCAATAGCAATGGTTGAGTTAAGAAAGGAGAACTAATATGAAAATCACAAGAACAATCGAAACCACAAAAGTATCTGTACAGGCATTCAATCGCACCAACAACATTCTTGAAACCATCGAAGTTACAGTGGTAGGCAATGTCAAGGACGTTGAAAAGGCTGTTAAGAAGAAACTCTTCGGCACTGAATATGTCTTCTGTGCAATGGTTGATAGCTTCACTGAATCTAAGTTATATGCACTTGATGAGTGTGACTTTATCAAATACGCAACTTGTATTGGGGAGGGAAGAAAGTAATGAATGATACCGTATTAGCGGCTATGCTAGTCATAGCCGCAATAGTAATATCATTGATGTTCTTACTTGTACCAATCGTATTAGCATTAATACAGTTCAGATTCCTTACATGGTTCTGGACAGGCGCAAGGGAAGCGTGGTTCAAAAACAAGAAAATGAACTATTCAAGACAAGACAAGCTACACAAAGAGGGCAGAGACGAACAGTCGACAAAAGAGCCTAGCAAGCGGGATATCAATGATTTTCTCATAAAGAAATTTATGAAATGAGAGGGCGACAGCCCTCTCTTTTATACACTATCACTTTAACACGTTAAATCATTACTGCATTAACGCATCAACGTATCATCGCATTAACGTACTACCGCATTAACACATCAACGTATCATCGCATTAACGCATTAACACATCAACGTATAATTGTATTAACGCATTAACGTACTACCATATTAACCCAATTATCCCCGTCTAACCAATTATTCCCTGTCCTATTATCCCACCTCTGTCAAGTATAAAATTCTTACTATTTTCTTAACTCATCTTCATAATTTCCTAAGATTCAGTTCATATCCATGTCACAGTTTTACTATATAATGTAATTACAGTAAAGAAAGGGAAGGAGGTAAGAGATATGAGCATGAAGTTCTTTCCGCATGGTGGTGGAAACTACTCAGTACATAAAGACAATCACAAAGTCGGAGAAATCCGTTTCCGTGGCCCAAAGAAATACTCACTTGAGTTAAAAGGGCACGAACCGCTTATGTGTGTATCAATTCGTCAGGCTAAGTACAAAGCCATGTGGACACTCAATGATTGGACTATAAAGCACTATCTCTTTCATTAGTATGAAACTTGACTGGTTAGATATACACGCGAATGATAAGCTTAACTTAGATGAGTTAATGCAGTACATCAACCATACAAACCACTCAGTATCAAATGTAGTTTTTAATCCATCTACTAAGGTAGTTCGTCTCTTTCACGGAGCTTATTACATTGATGTTCCACTCACAGAGGAGACTACAAACATAGAAGCTTACCAGACCATCGTTGACGCACTGTAGAGCATAAAGCCAGAGCGAAATAGTACGATAGTCAAGCAGGAAAGGAAGTGATACCCTTGCACTATGTAATTATCCCATAATCACATATAGCAAACATATATCTTCTCTAATACTCAACCACATGTCAAAACGATAGTCGAATAACTAACACAACAAATAAGAAAGGAAACAACACTATGTCAAAGTATATCAGCAGAACTATTACAGAGCAGAAGTACCACGTTAAATACTTTGAGGCTGAATCATCCACTATTCAGGAACAGGATGTAATTCTGGTTAAGAAACCTCGTACCAAAGTTGGTCTGGAAAAGGCACTGGAAACCGCCGTAGGTGGTAAAGTCGTAGCACAGTACCTCGTAGACGAGTATGAGAAGCGGTACGGAGTAGAGGAACAGGAGTTCATGCGTATCGCAAAGGAGCTTCCGCTTCTGCCTAAGAAAGACGAAGAAGCCTAACGCCAAAACTATCAATATCAAATAAAGGAGAATAATAATTATGAGTAGAACTTACAGTGTTAAAATCGCAGGAAGTAGCATGGAGCTTACTAAGAAACAGCAGGTTATGTACAAAGATACGTCTGACTGCATCAAGTTCGATGACCAGTTAGAGGTTGGCGGCGAAGCCCTGATTATTCAGCCGGATGGGTTTGTAATCCTTGACATTCACAATGACAAGGCTACTCCTAACACTGATTATAACAACTACATGATTATCGACAAAGACGGTACTAAGTACATCACCGGCTCTGAGACATTCTTCAACAACTTCTCTGATATCTGGGATGATATGCAGGGCTGTGATGAGGAATGGGCTATCAAGGTTTACAAGAAACCGTCCAAACAGGGTAACGGCTTCATCACCTGTTCCGTAATCTAAAGCTATAACTAAAACTACATAATCCTGTAGACGCAAGCAGGATAGTCATTGTCAAATAAGTAATATATGAACGGCATGAGGGACACGGTAGACAACAGCCGTGTCCCTCATAATTTTAGGAGGACATATGGCTAACAATGATTTTGAAAACATTAAAAGGCAATACATGAATGAGCGTAAACGTATGTCAAAGTTCATTAGAGAATTGAAATCAAGAGGATATGATGCAACATTAAAATCCCTATTTGGCGAAATACCAAAGGATGTTAAGAAAGAGGATGTTGACAAACTTCGGTCAATCCGTACATTTACAGATTTTCTGTCAGCAACAAAAGACTCTGCAAAGCAATTAACAGCACCAAAAGCAAATCCTGACGCAACAGGTACAAGCGCAGATGTAACATTAATGGTGTACTTCTCACAGTTTCAAGACCTTGAGCTAGTAAGTCCAAACATGGCTGACATAGTAGGACAATTTAATGACGCAATGCTTTCAGTATTCACCAGAGAAGAATTTGCACAAGCAATAAATGAAGCAGTAAATGAAGAGGGTATCGAGTTTGGTAGAATGGAACGGTATAATCTGATACCTGCAATGAAGTATTTCTCATCTATCAAGAAGCACTTAGAACAGTTCATCAAACCTGCTGAGGGTCAGACATTCTTAGAAGCATGGGGAGAGTTCAGTCAGGCATACGCTGACCTGATGGATAGTTTCCGATACGAATGGGAAGCATACACAGGTAAGCTATATGACATAGCTGAATACTTATAATTATGAAGATTGACAAGAGAATATGGGTCGCAGACTTTGAGACAACAGTATATAAAGGTCAGACATCTACAGAAGTGTGGGCCGCCGCTCTTGTTGAATTATACACTGAGGACGTTCACCTTTTCCACTCATTACCTGAGTTCCTTAAATACATCTTCTCATTAGAGGAACATGCAGTAATCTACTTCCACAATCTAAAGTTCGATGGTTCTTTCATTCTTGATTATCTACTTTGTACGATGCAATGGAAAACAGCGTACAATGATAAAGAAAAGAAGATGCTACCTTTCAAATACATGTCCAACAGGTCAATGACCTACTCAATTAGTGATTTAGGAATGTGGTACACCCTCACGCTGAAATACAATAACTGTAAAATAGAGTTTAGAGATTCACTTAAACTATTACCATTCAGTGTAAATGCAATAGGTAAGAGCTTCGGAACGAAACATAAGAAACTTGACATGGAATATGAGGGTATTCGTTATGCAGGATGCAACATTACGCCAGAAGAAGCTGAGTATATAAAGAACGATGCCTTAGTAGTAAAAGAAGCATTGGAAATCATGTTTTCAGACGGACATGACAAGTTAACTATAGGCTCTTGTTGTTTGGAGGAATTTAAGAAGTCCTTTAGCAAAAAATCATGGAATCAGTTATTTCCTAATATATATGAGATTCCGCTTGATAAAGAACAATATGGCGTATCTAACGCAGGTGAATATATCCGTAAATCCTATAAAGGAGGTTGGTGCTATCTAGTAAAAGGAAAAGAAAACAAAGTATACAAACAGGGTACAACAGGAGACGTTAACAGCTTGTACCCATCAATGATGCACTCCGATAGTGGAAACAGATTCCCAACAGGTGAACCGACATTCTGGAAAGGAAACTTTATCCCACCAGAAGCAACTATCTTTAACAGATACTTTTTTGTACGAATACGCACAAGGTTTAAGATTAAAAAAGGATATCTACCGTGCATCCAGATAAAGGGTAGTCCGTATTACAGCTCAACCGAATGGCTGATTACATCAGATGTGCAAAAGGGAAACAATTACATAGACCACATACAAGCATCTGATGGTAGTAGAATAGAACTAAGACCAGAACTAACACTAAGCGTAACTGACTATAATCTCATAAGTGAACATTATGACTTATACGACTTTGAAATATTAGATGGCTGTTATTTCAGTACCTCATTTGCTATCTTTGATGACTACATAAACAAGTACGCTGAGATAAAAATGAAATCAAAAGGAGCATTAAGAACAGAAGCAAAACTATTCTTAAATAACTTATACGGAAAGATGGCATCATCACCAGATTCATCATTTAAGGTAGCGCACGTTAAGGATGATGGTGTCTTAGGCTTCACAGCTATTGAATCATATGATAAAATTCCTGGCTACATACCAGTAGGAGCGGCTATCACATCATATGCAAGAAACTTTACTATCAGAGCCGCACAGCAGAATTATTACGGAGTAGACAAAGCAGGTTTCATTTATGCCGATACGGATAGTATTCACTGTGACTTAAAGCCTAGTGAGTTTAGAGGTATTAAAGTTGACCCAGTTAAATTCAATCACTGGAAACTAGAGTCCTGTTGGGATGAAGCAATCTTTGTAAGGCAGAAAACATACATTGAGCACATCGTAGCTGAGGACGAAGTTCCGATTGATGAACCATACTATACAGTAAAAGCCGCAGGTATGCCAGAACTATGTAAGTATTATTTGGAACGGTCATTGAACAATGATACAGTTAAGGATGAGGAACGCAAGAAGTTATCAAACGATGAAATAGCTTTCATCAATAATAAGCGAACTATTGCAGACTTCAAACCCGGCCTAGAAATACCCGGCAACCTTAAAGCAAAACGAATTAAGGGCGGCATAATATTACAGGGTGATGTATATAAAATGAGAGAAAGAGGTGGTACTAGATGGATGTAAACAACATTAGCCTAATGGCTAGTGACGATGAAGATGATGAGGATTGGCGTCAGGTCACTTCAGCAGACGTAGTAGGCAGAGCACAATATATTTGGGATAAATGCGGATATGTTTGGGGTGGCTTTCCTGGCACACAATCTCAAGCCGCATTAGGAGCTAACGGAAAGTCTTACCTGACAGGTGCTAAAGGAACGCCATACGCAACAGATTGCTCTGGATTTGTAGCATGGTGTTGGGGATTTCACCAGAGAATGTTTAGCACTCACGACATGAGATTTGGTAGTAGGTGGAAATTCACTAAGAAAGTAGCAAGCACTGGTATTATTGAGCAGGACATGCCCAGTATTATTCCGGGAGATGCTTTAGTTCGTAACAATGGTTCGGCAGGTCACACAGCAATATACATGGGCAACAATACATACTGGGATGCTAATACATCGTGGTGGGCTAAATCACCACCGCATGGAATGGGAAAGCACAAAGGAACAGGAGCATTTGAGGGATTCTGTCCATTCGATGGTAGAAACGTACCTGAGTATGATGCTAACAAAACAGACATCATAACAGATAACGTATCAAACGGACAGCAAGGTGAATATCCAAACCCGCCATTTCCCGGTCAGACAAACGACCAGTTACCACATAATGATATTTCAGATAATCAAGACCTTATGGCAACAATCATTAGAGGTCAGTATATCAGGCGTTACAGCTTATGCAAACATTTAAGGAGGGTATAAAATGAAACAGGAACAGTTATTCAACATTGCAAAAAACGTAGAAGATTTCAGTGCGGCTACAGGTTTCCGCTTAGAGTTCACGGTAGGCAACGAGTACAGTCTCATCACAGAGACTCAGGGAAATGTAGATTACTATATGGACGAGGTGGAAGCGGTACGCATGGAGAAGTATGAGTATTTCAGTGCATCTCTTATGTGCGTTATCAATCAGTCTCAGCTTCGCAAAGGATATATCCAGAACAAACTGAATGACAGTAATGCAAAAGCAAGTAGTTATGCTACAAAGGGCACATGTAATGTTAAGCGTGCTACAGATAAGTTATTTGAGGATTTTATGAATAAGCCAGAAATGGAGGTATGATATGTTTGTTAGCGAAGCAATTATTTGCTGTAAGTTAAACACGGATGCTTGTTATTCATGTAGAGCTAAGGAGTGTTGTCATGAAATTAGATATAGAATGTCTACTACTCCAAAATTTCTTGTAACAAGACCAAGACAACATGGTAAAACAGAAGATGAAGTCAAAGCAGTTCTTCATAGGCAGTATCCATCATATGATTTTCCATTAAAGGAGTTGATATAGATATGTGGTTTTCAATTAAGAATCATAACATAGACACAACATATCCACAGATTACTTCTGTGTTTGAATGTAGACAGGACTTTGACAAAAAGACAGGGATGGACTATACGTCCATCAACCTGTCTGACCTCAGTGACATTCCATCATTAGATGGTATCTGTAGAACGTGTAATGAGTATTACAAGCACTTAGTAATTGATGGTATGACTATAAGATTGGAGGATGGAACTAGATGAGGAATTTACAAGAAATTATTAATGTTTGTAAATCTAGAAGAAGCTGTAGCAAATGTCCAGTAGCAGATTACTGTCAAGAAGTAAAACTTATGTTTGGTACAATGAACCCTGATTCATTAATGTATGCTAGATTTAACTATTTAACTGATGAAAATCGTAAAAGCATTCTTAGATTGGAGGTACATAGAAGATGAAGATGAAAGAAATCGTTAAGACTTGCGATGCACAACATTACTATTGTGAGGACTGTCCTGCATACAGAAATTGTATAGCTGTAAAAATGATTTTTGATACAATGTCACCATTAGTGTTATATTACGAACGAATATCAAAACTTCGTGAACCAAACATTGAGCATGTAATGGAAATGGAGGTAAATAGAGAATGACAGCTTATGATATTTATAATGAGTGCACAGGCCCACAAGGATGTAATGAATGCGGTGAAGCTATTCGCAGAGCTTGTCAGCATTATGTAGATACAAATGGATTTTATCCATATTCTGAAAAGGTATTTGATGGCTTTGCAATATTTATAGATGAAAAGGAGTATTGATAATGACAGCATTAGACGTATATAAAGAGTGCGGAAAGCACACAGTATGTGTTGTATGTAAAGCAAAATGCGCGCCGTGCGAAAAGTTCTGTAAGAAATATAACACAGAAGTTCCAGAGCTTATTAGCACAGACGAGTTTGGTAAGGTACAGATTGATAAGGAGGACTATTAATGCAGAATGAAGCAACCATAGGCGTAGTAATAATACTTATTTGCATCATAGTAAGCACTGTACTTCTTATTGGAGCTACGATGTTATTAGGCTGTGCTTTAGCAGATTTAGTAGAAAACATTAAAGATTACTGGAAATGGAGGAACAAGTAATGTCAGTATTAACAAAACAAGAACGAATTAACAGAGCAGTAGACCGTGCAACGCGCTTATTCAACGAACGATGGGGATATGTATACGGCGCAAAGTATAGTGACAATCCAGTGACTCTTTCCAAACTGGACGCATTACGCTCACAAAACTCCAAAGTATTCACTAACTCCTATTACCTCAAGAGCTTAGGCACAATCAGAACATCAAAAGGAGTTATTGACTGCTCAGGTCTTGTCTGCTTTGCACATGTAATGAAAGACATAGGCTCATGGAGTATTTCAGAATTACCTAAGACAAACTCTACCGAATGGGAATCATACAACTACAAAACAGTAACACAGGAAGCAGGTGATATCTTATGGCACGAAGGACACGTTGGATTAGCTATAGACAGTACGCACTGTATCGAAGCCAGAGGTATCGACTATGGCGTAGTAAGAACTATCAGCGCAGAAAGAGGATTCAAAAAGATTATCCGACTTAAAGATATTCCATCAGACCGTTATGCAAGGATTGGTTGGATTGCAGAGCCAGACGGACGTTATTGGTACGCATATGATTATCCAACAGGCTCTTACTATCATGACTGCATTGAAGTCATTGATGGAATTGCATGGCTGTTCGACCACGATGGATATGTGGCTGAGGGATATGTGTACATTCAGACTGGTAATAGAGGTGAAGTGTCCAGAGGTGCAACGGTCATTCCGCAGAAAACAGAAGCTATAAAGTTCTATCCAACAGGAGCAAAAATTAAATAAACAATAAAATGAGGACTGGCAATAATACCAGTCCTCTAGTTTATCCTTACCAGTAATTGTAATGTCCTGTAGTCAAACAGGCTAATGATTCTAACCTCTTTCCAGAGTGACGTTGTCAGATTCATCAACTACAATGTTACTGGGGGAATACGGGTATTTAGGTAAAGCGTAGACAGGGCTTGTTGTCAAAGGGATTTTACTAAGGGGAGGAATTTCATCGACAAGCGAAGCAGTTACATGATTCTCAAAATTCGCCCCATCTACGCTAGACCACTTAGTCATGCTTCATGCCACTAATGACGTCACTCAGTTTATTAATGGCAGAAGTGTTAGCTTCCAGAACAGCCGCCCATTTCTTAGTTTCTTCCTCATGGCGTTCGCCCTGTTTCATATTCTGATACCAGAGAGCCGCACAAGCAACAATGGGAAAGCCTAAAGTTCCAACAACCTGTACGAATGAATTGTAATCCATACTAAACCTCCTTGCTACTTAGGCTGAAACTGACTGGTAGCCCATTCCTTAACAGCATTGTCTTTGCTGTCCATGAGGTTAGTCAGTTTCGTGTCGAGTGCCGCTAACAGTGCGTCAACCTTTTCTGCACTGTACAGCTTAGTGCCATTGATGGTGTAGCCATCAGTAACCTTAGTGATTACGATAGTGTCACCGCTACCATCGGTAGCAGTAAAGGTATTTCCATTCTCAACATCGTCTCCATGTACGATATAAGTAGGTGCGTCCTTATATTCCATAATATTGTCCTCCTTTACTATTAAATAGTATAACACAAGTTGATTAAATTGTCAAGTGATTTATACTCGATAACTCATAAAATCCATGAACATGAACTTACACTCATCATTCTCAAAGCGTAACAGTGCGTTATCGTAAGCATAGCGGATGAAATCCATGATAGGATTATATCTAGCTTTGTAAAGCATAACGTAGTTAGGCTTGTGGTCAGCCGTACTCATAGAAAACACTAACTTACAGTTAGGGTCTACTTTTCGACTAATGTAAATCAAACCCTCATCAGAATATTCGTAAAGTCCATAAGCTTTTCCTGCCCATTCAAGGGTACAGTAATATTTTGATGCTCCTTTAGGCTTCTGTACAAATGTACTATCATCCAAATAGAATTGAGACTTTAAGGCGTAATCTCCATATTTTGTTTTTGCAATCATCTTGCCGAATGGAGTCTTAGCAATCTCAGATGCAATCTCAGCGTTGTTAGTAAGTTCAACTACCCATGCACGGTCAACATCACAGGTGTAACGAGTATCAAAGCGGACCTTATCACGAATGCCTAATTCACGGAAGTAAGGATTATTCAATGTTACGTTGTTAGCAACGAACACAAACTTAACTTCTTCTCTAATTACCTGTCCGTAACCTCTGGCTACGGACTGGTAGAATGAGAGAGCATTTGCAACTTCGGTTGGAAGATACTCGCCGTTCTCAGGTAAAAACTCATCAAAGAAGATTGTATCATAATCTGCCATGCCGACTGACTTGTATTTGTTAGCGGCTGACAGTGCTACGGTAATACCTGCCTGTTCCCCATTAATGTATAATGGAGAACCAGACTTACCGTTTCCTCCTACCGCAAGGATAAGGTCAGGATGCTTAAAGGCTACATTGTCAAAGAATGATGGTGCTACACGTTTGAGGTCATCATCATAGCGGCGCATGTAGATAAACTTCTTGCCGTCCTTAAGGTACTTGTTGATGCAACGCTCTGTCCAGTAGAATGATTTACCAATGGAACGGTTTCCTAATGAGAATAGAAAGGGTGTACCGTATGAAAGGATTTGTTTACCATTGTAGTATTTGTTTTTGGTGGTGTCTCTAATGTTATTCAAAATTATTCCTCCATATTATTATTTATCTTTAGTTACATAATATGTACCATAAATGCTCATAGTAGTGCCCTCTAAGGAAATGTTTGACTCACCTGTATTAAACGCAAGAATAGTTGCGTTAATTTTATTATCAGCAGATTTCTTAACACCAACAGCAGTATAATACAAACCATACTGTGAACCAGCCGCATATAATGATACAGCAGGCCAATAACCAGATGGAACCTCTGCATCAATAATAATTTCACCTAATACACTGAAGGTATGATTCGCAATCTGAATATCTGATGCGTGTGTTAACGTACTTACAAACTGACCAGAAATAATATTATCAAGCTGTCCTTTATTAACAGCGTGCTCATTAGATGTACCCGCCGCAATACTTAATGTTCCATGTGATAGACCTTTACCATATTCACCAGAAAAAATACCAAACTCACCCTCATTGCTAAAGGTAATAGCTCCCTGTTTTGTCTTGTCAATGGTGGTAAAATAAACATCTTTAGTGTCAGAAATGCCATATGTACCCATCTTTAATTCGCCTTGCATTGTGCCACCTGCAAGAGGTAAATAATTGGCAAGAGCTTCATCTAACTGGTCTTTTCTAACTGCTGTATAGTTTCGTGTAGCCTTAGCCATGTAGATTTCAACATCATCATTACCAATCTGTAATACGCCATTTTCGTGTGAGCAAAATGACACATCGTTACCATAATCTCCTGTTAAAGAAATATAGCCTAAACCTATTGCTGATAACATTCCGGAAGCATCAGGACTAATATAGCTACTATTGCCACTGGCTGATGCAAGCTGTACAAATTTGTCTAACTTAATACTGCCAGTCATAGTCCCACCTGTCAACGGCAGATAATTACCAAACTTAGAATTCACATTCTCTTCAAACGTATTCAGCTCCTCCTGCATAGCACTAACCGTCTGCTTCACATTCTCGAAGCTCTGCTCAGTACTTGCGAAGCTTGACTGCAAGCTAGTAACAGTCTGGTTCAGCGCACTCATTGTCTCCTGCAAAACATTCAACTGACTGGTAATCTGCGCAATCTTCTGAACATTGTCAGCAATAGTAGTTTCCTCAGCAGTTACTCTAGCAGTCAGGTCGGTAAGCTTACCCTCCAATTCCGCCTTGTTACTGCTAACGGTTCTGGTAAGGCTATTGAAGTTCTCAGTTAATTCCTCAATGTCAGTCTCGATTCCTGCAATATCACTCTCAGTAGCATTCTTGAAATCTTTATACTGCTTAGTCAGGTCAGCAATCTGATTAGCAAGTACAGTATCCTGCGCTGTTCTTGCTGTTTCCTCAGCCTTAATCAAGGCTTTCAGTGCCGCATCCATATCAGCATCAGCCTGAGTACGGTCAGCTACCTCCTGAGCTACAGCCGCCTTACGGTCAGCAACCTCCTGTGCAATAGTCGCATCCGTACTACTCTTATTGTCATTAATCTGCTTCTGTAAGTCAGCATCAGCCGTCTTGCGGTCAGCAATCTCAGTATCGACCTTAGCTTCAATCTTATCGTCAGCCGCCTTGCGTGCTTCAATCTCAGCGTTAAGTCTTACCTCGACCTGAGACAGAGTATCGAGTTTCTGTACAAGGAGAGTGTAGTTGTACACTTCAAACGGAACTTCGATAGCAGTACCGTCATTCTTTTTAAGACGATAGATGTCCTTAGTACCATCCTGCACTAACTCAACGCTTGCAATATCATTAGCAATCCGATTCTGCGTCTCAGCAGTCAAGTCCTCACGGAGCTTTGCGTCAACAGCATTGAGCTTTTCAACCTCACTGTCAATACGCTCATTCAGAGTAGTAACCTCAGCTTTAATCTTTGCATAAATCTCTGCATCACTCTGTACTCTGGCTTCTGTTTCCCTATCAAGATTGCGCTGTAACTCTTCATCTCCTGCTTCACGATTCTGAATCTCAGCTTCCAGTCTGTTGTTAAGGTCAACGACCTCAGCCTTGACCTTATCAACAGCAGTATCAGCAAGTTCCGAGTTCCAGATTTCCTGTCCAACTCTCTGAGTCAGAGTAGCAACGTCCTTAACGTACTGATTCTTGTAATGTCTACGCTTAGTAATGTACCAGAAGCAATTACTATCAGGCACGGTAGGAATGCTCATAGCATTCACGGTACTAGGCATGACAGCCATCTCGCCCTTATCTACCATGTAGCTTGAATCGCCATTAGCACACTCAACAGCCACATCACAACCATATCCCTTAAAGATATTTGCAAACTGCTCAACAGTACAGCCAGTGCGGTCAGAACCCTCAACAACTACGATGAAACGCTCCTTAGTCTGATAGTTCATACCAATACCGACTCTAGCAAGCTGAGTGCTCTCAGTAGTTTCCCACATATTCTGTGATAACTCTCCACCTGCGATAAGTACGGAACGAACGCCCATAGCATTGCGAACCTTGTCAATCTGCATGGTTCTATCATCTACGCTGTTAGCGTACCACTTAATGAAGCCACCCTCAGTAATACCTACTGTATACTTCATACCCTCTACTTCGGTAGTGGGGATAGGTGCGTTCTTCCATACTGGATGTCCATACCAGTTAGTTCCTACATTAGCCGCAGGAATAAGCTTGTCGGCAAGGAATCTCTGAGAAGCATCAAAGGACTTCTCTCTTACGCCAGAATTGGTGCTGTTGTTATACGCCAGACCCAGCTCAAGATAAATCGGTTCTCCTGCTTTATCTAAGAACGGAATGTGAACAACTTTGTACTTAGCCGAAGCATCAGGAATATAACCCTCTTCAATGGTTACTTCTCTGTAATAAGCATCGTTGCACAGTGCGGACTGAACGATAGCGTTATAAGCTCCATATACATTCTCACTGTAGCAGTTTAAGGTCTTGATTAAATCATTGACCTTACAATTCAGTGCTTCGACCTGACCCGGCATTGACAGGTTCGGGTTGAACGGAGGAATTGGCGGCATAAGCGGCGGCATACAGTAACCACAATCAGGTACAGGAGGACACGGCTTGTGCTGTACATCCCAATACTGACCTACAGGCGTAGTATCAGCAGAACCTGCCCATTCGGGTCTTTCTCTCTTAGCAGGTTCATCATCAAAGTGAAAGCAATCATGTTTTTTCATATCTTAGTCCTTTCTGGTTTCTTTTCAACCGTTAATATAACTCTAAGAATAATGGAGTAAGTTCACTTAGTAACCACAGGTCTGCGTTAAAGGTTAATGTCTTACGATACTCAGCTAATAACTGAGATGGAGAACGCATTGTACGTCCTTTGCGAACAGCTTTTGTACTGCTGTCAGACTTCTCCTTTCTGGCTCTACTTTCAGCAAGGTCAATCTGTTCATTTACTTTCTGATTAGTAGAAATGTCTGACGCATTAGTACCGTTCTTATCATAATTCTTAGCTGTCTGCTCATTGTAAGTCTCGCCCTCAGTGCTATCCTGCTTTGCGTGTTCATTAAGATTTCTTGCTACAGCTTCCTGCATGTCCTTACCGATATGCTCAGTTACATTGCTTGTGAAATCTGTAGTTTCATCTTCTGTAGTAGCTTCTGTAATTTTTCTAGTTTCATCAGTTGTCTTATCAGTCTTAGTTGTTTCTTTCTCTGTGAGGTTAACAGTCTTGTTTCCCTCTGTATTTTCAGTTTTTTCTGTGGTTGTATCTTCTGTAGTAGAGGTGTTGCTAGTTCCACCCTTACTATAGGTTTCAGAACCGTTCTTAGAATAAGAGTTATGTCCTGTTGTATTGTTAGCGGCAGTTGCGTAGTTGAACCACGGTGTATCACCAGAGCCAATCTTGTAACTTCCAGTATCAATAGCATTAGGTTCAGTCTCAGGATAATGCTGATATACGTCATTACCGTTAGCATCCTGCTTAACTACGCCATAATCGTGTGCACGGCCTGTGCCGTAATAGTGGTTAGGTTCGTTAAACAACATAGCCTGTGGTGTATCAGACGCAACTCCTAACTGATGTCCCTCAGTAGTACCATTCTCTTTCCATTCTCTACCAGTCTGGTTGTCAGTGCTGGTATTATCTTCCTGCTTAGTTCTGTTTACAGTTTCATTGGTAGTTTTGTCCTCAGTGTATTCTGTAGTTTCTTTCTGAGTACGGTCACGGATTTTGGTTTCCGCTTCTGTACGTTTCATGGTATCATTTGTAGTCTTATCAATGCTTTCAGCTCTAACTGTTTTATTAGTTTCGCCAGTTGTCCTGTCACTGGTTTCATTTCCAACAGTGTTGGTAGCTTCACTCTGTAATTTACCGATGATATCAGTGCTTACATTGTCTTTCTTATGGTCTGCTGTTGTTTTATCCGCATAACCCTCAGTAAATGAACCAGTGCTTGCCTTGTAAGATGAAGTATCATTGTCACGCACTGTGCTTGAATCATGTTTATCATCTCTACGAGTTTTGGTAGAAGCCGCCACATCAGAAACAATGTACTCAGTAACAAATGGGTCGATGTCAATAAGCTGAGCTTTCAACATGCGATTGTAGTTACTCTCAAACATATCAAGATAGTGATTGAGTTTAAACTTGAACAGGTCAACTGTTTCATATGCAATCTCCCTGTCAATGTAGTGGTCTACAATCATTTTCTTAATGTGTTCATAGTCGATGTAATTGTGCGGCTCAAAGAGTATGAAGTTAGGAAGCATTAGAACTTCCTGCATCGTCATTGTTATTTCGCCCATCTCTTACGCCTCCTTTACTTGCTACGGCTTCTACATCTCGATAACGTAAGTCGCAATCAATGTCTAAACCAAATACAGCTTTCATGTCTCTACAAAATTGCTTGCGCATTTCAAGACGATAACCTAAGTTCTGCTGAATTGCATCATTGTTACTGTTCACCTCATCAGTAAGCAAGCGTTCTTTCTTGTCAGCAGTATTAAGATTGTTAATACCTACCGCTGTATAGAAAGCACTAAGCGTGTTGTTGAAGTGGTCCCAGGCCGCTGTAAGCATTGATGGGTTTACACCAATAGGAATTGACTTTGTTTCCCTTAACTGTTGTGCAATCTTCTGCCCTGCATATACAGCAATTATGTTCTCGTTGATATCCTGCATTGCTGTCTGTACTGCTACCTTTGTCTCAGGTGATGTCTCGATGATACTAGGAACTTTCAACTGTTTTGATACTACGTCAATTGTTCGTGCCGCATCAACAAGTTTATCGGTATAAATTTCGATTGTAGCAATCAGGGAGTAGCCCATTAGATTGTCTTTGCAAACAACGCCACGCTTAGGAGCTGATTCATCTGAGCCTGCTGTACGGTTCATCCATTCATACATTGTGATGTTGTGTTCATCCAATGCCATGAACGGCTCATTGTAATGAAGCGAAATAGCACGGTAGATAGGATGAGAATAGTACACGCTCATTCCTGACATCGGTACGCATGGAAGAGATAGCAACCGTTCTGGCTTATCTTCAATGACACAAGCATCACCTCTGAATAAAAGGGATGTCTCAAAGAAGTATGGGTCACAGGTAGGCGGTAATCCCTCCCACTTAAACTGATTTAACACGATTGCTGTTAAACGATTGAACATATCAATCCATTGGCGTTCATTCTCATACTGTGCGAATCGTTTAAGTGAGCGTCTGTCTTTTGCTGTAATACACGATACAGGGTAGTGGTTAAATAACCACATATATTCACCTCCTTTCCTACTAATCCTCAACTGTTACGTTTACATCATCGGTATAGTTAGCGGCATAGCCACCATCACCATCACGATTCTGTAATACAACCTGTTGGTCATCTGTGTAATCTCCGTAGTTACGAATAAACTGACAGTTCTTAATAGATGTGATTCTGCTATCATTCCATTGAGTTACAGTGCTATTGCATGTATCACTGTCTGCATCACCCATCAGAGCATATCGAACATTCCAGAATGTTACACCTGCTTGTAATCGTGCTTCAATCTGTGCTCTAAATGCGTATGGGATTCCTGCACTATCATACTCATTTGCTTGTAATGGTACGATATTGACCTCACCTAGTTTAACATAACACCATCTTTTGCGCGTGTTAATATGTGGATATCTCCATTTGTTCTGATGATAGCCGTATCTGGTAAACATCCAGTCAATATCTTTAATAAGCCTAGCCCTTAAATGACAGAAATATAAACCATATCTAGCATTGTTAGCATTTAAGGTTGAAAGCCCTGACGGTAAACCACCTAATGCTTTTGGAAGCCCAATAGCCTGCAATGCAGAAGCCATCTGTTCATTATTTAATGCCGCATTCCATGATGATACACCTGCACCAATAAGGCCACTTCCTACCTGAGTGATAGGATTGAACAGCTCTCTACCCAATGAGCCAAATGAAGTGTTAGGCGTTGACATATCTCCTAACATACCACCTACGGACATAGCCGCTGACAATGGAAGCGTTGTACCTCCTGATGCAACAGCCGCCGCACCTGCCGCCATACCACCTAACTGACCTCCTAGTGATATTCCCTTATCTGCTGTAGAGCCAACCATACCTGCGGCATTCTGAGCCGCTACGCCAACAGTGTGCCATGCTATGCCGTATATAAACTGCTTTTTCATGGTGTGACGTGATACTGCGGCTGACAACAAGTAATTATTATAGCCAGAAGCATTAGGAGTCATTACATAAGATGGAATCTGCCATAGTGTGAACAGTGGGTCACGAATACTACCCTCTAACTTAACAGTGTTCTCAACGTATGCTATTGAAGCTACATTCGGCGCAATAGATGGTTCAATCTTTAACTTAACAGAAAAAAGGTTAAACCCTGACTGCTTACAATCAATTAAGTCCTGAGGAAGAATCTCAACAGATGAACCCATATAATCGGTTAGTGAAAGGTACATGAACGGAGCTGTATAAGTCTTTACGTTCAATGGCATAAAGCCTGATAACTCTGTACCTGATGTGCCTGTTCCCTCATCGTCTACAGTGATAGGTATATTAGTAATTTCAACTCCTAAGTTTGAATCTCCTTTGTACTGTCTGTTTATTACATTCTCAGCGCTAAGAATAAATTCACAGTCACCAGATGTAGCCTGTGGATTAATCTTTGACTGATAAATTTCATTAAGTAACTTAGCAGGTACTAGATAAGAACTCAATATGTGCTCCATTGCGTTGAACGAGCCTAATGCTGTAAAAGCAGGGTTCTTTCTACTACTAATGAAATACAAACCTATTCCTAATACCGGACCTTGATTGGTTGCCCATGAGGAAATTGATGGTTCAAAAGCAGGTAAAGCTCCATTGTATATGGATGGCTTAATGTCATTCTCTGATAATGATACATCTGAGGTACAGAACAGACCAGTATATGCTCCTAATGACATATATTCTTCATACTTGAATTTGTCATATGTACCAGATGATTTATCACTGTTGCCAGATGCAATTTCTTCCATAACATAATCATCGTCTGAAATGAATGGTATTGTCTCTGGTGCTGTGTTAAAGTGGTTCGTATCAATCTGCTGATTTGGCTTGCCACTCACCCATTCGCCATATTCCATATCTTGAGCCACCATCGTTCTTCCTAAAAAGAAATATTTCTGGTAAGTCATAATAGCATCAATGGTGAAGTACACTCTAGCAACATTGTGGTTAACGTATACTACACGGTCAACAAAAGCATACTTAGCGTCAGATACATGCTGATTATCTGCATCATCGTTGTTAAATATGATATAGTCGATAGCATTGAGCGTTTCAGAGTACGGAATACGAGGGTCATCAATCTGAGCCTGTTTATCTGCTCTACCTAATGAGACTTCGCCGTCCTCACCAGGGTCATAGCTTGTATCATATAGAGTGTTGCGACCTACAGTGAAATAACCTTTATCTGGACTAACATAGGAACAGTACCAGTAGCCTTTTGCAATGCTGTGCGCTTTGAAAAAAGCAAAGCATGAGTTCCACCAGTTCTCTATAACTGACGGGTCTGCTCTTTTGGGGTAGGCGTGTCTGTGCCACCAGATAGAATTACCGTAGTCCATTCCTGTTCCGGCGCACAGATACACAGTCGTATTAGGTTTAAATCCCATGGATTTTCACCTCCTTATTCTCCCCAGTTCTTTCTCCAAATTACAGCATCCTTGAAATAGTTACAGCCGAAACTCATCTGTCTGGTGAGGAAGTAGTTGGTATAACGACCTCTAGGATTCCAGATAGAATCAATATCGTCTAACTGCTGAGTAATAAGGAGGAAGTCCTTCTCAGCCAGTACAGCCGCTACATCATCAGTTGTTTCACCTTTCGGTCCTGAACCGAAATCATCCATCGGTTCGATTTTAACATTAAGGTTAAGCTCTTCTGCATTGAATGCCGCTGAAATAGCTTCAACTCCGATGGTGTTCATAATGTCCGGTTTTATGAACAGAACTAAGTCACGGTTGTTAAGGGTCTTGTGAAGCTTCTGCGGATTGAAAGTGTTGTTAGGGAATGCCATTGCAGAAATGGTATTCTTAACCTGCAACAGGAACTTCTTAGCACTGGTTTCATCAGTTACGTCCTGATACTCAATTTTCTGAGTCGGCAGGAGCGGGAAGCCGGAGTCTTTCTTGCTGTCAGAGATGTAATATCCGAAAATGTTTTTGGTAAGAATCCATGTATCCAGATTAGCACTGGAATATAACTGGTTTACGATGAGGTTCAGTAAGCGAGTTAAGCCGCCCTCTGAAAGAAACGCCCTGCGCACACGGTCACGCTCAATAGTGGTACAGTACTGAATCGGTTCATCAATTTTATGGAACTCGGTTTTAACCTGATTGCTTACCTTTACGAACGGGTCAACCGACTGACCCTCACGACCATAATCCATAGGTCTGCCTTTTACTACATCTGCGGCAATGATTTCAATAGCATCGCCCCAGGTCATATCTCCCCAGATATACTTTGCCAGAGGGTTGTCGAGAGTGTAGTTCTCAAATAATACCTTACCGATACGATTAATGAGAGCGGTCTGCCACTGATTGTATTCCTTTTCAAACTCATTAGTGGTAAGCATAGTGCCGACCTCAGCCATGTTCTGCTTAGTCAGCTCAGGAATTCTGTCCTGAAATTCCTTAGACATGGTAGCACGGACAGCGTTAAAGATTGACGCATTAGACTGCATTACTAACTGTTTAGCCATTATCTTTCTCCTTTCCTAATAAGCCATCGAGTACGGAGTCGATGGATGGTGCTTCATTAGTACCCTCCTGTCCATCATCATTGTTATCCTCTGGCTTGTCAACCTTGCCGTCCTCTTTACCTCCTTTGCCGAAGCCACTAAGAAACATCTGATAGTTAACGTCTTTAAGGTTCTTATTTTCGTCCTCCAGTTTCTTAATGTTGTCATTGGCTGTCTTTAAAGTAGTAACATTGACGTTAGCCGCATCATAGTCCTTGATTACATCCTCACGGAAAGTAGCGGCTGTTGCTGTGTCAGTAGGGTTTGACAGAATGGCGTTAAAGCGTGTGATAAATTCGTCCTTAGTCATATTGTTTACCTCCTTTCTGTTATATAGTATAGCACATTGTATAATGTATGTCAAGAAGTTTTAACCATGTATACATAATACATGAAAATAATACAATGCCTGAGTGTTTAGCAATGTGAGTTAGGGAGTGCTAAATGATATGCTTTGTTAAATAAATGTCAAAGTGCGAATTTTTCAGGTTTACATAATTATGTCGTGCACCAATTTAGACACAATTTAAGCCTGAGAGACACAATTTGGAATAGTAGAAAAGTTGTCTGATAATTTAGTTAAATTGTGTATGAATAAGGGCGATTTTTGATTGACTTAGTGAAATAGTAATCATTCCTAAGGTATCCAAATTGAAATTGCGTATACAAATAGGCTTCAACTATTCGTTAAAGTCTAAATTGTCCGAGTTTTGAACACAATTTGACAATTAATTGTCTGACATTTTAAGGTCGACATGCTCAGGGATGTTGAATTGTGTACTCAATTCGAATTGTTAGACACAACTTTATCTCCACTTTTCTAATCTCT